GCTCTATCCAAACCGCTAGAATATTGCTGGATATCTAATCGACCCTTAACGAGAGGATCTAACTCACCGACCGTGAAATTAGATTGATAAAGTGTTACTCTGCTCATCGTACATCAACCAACACATAATCTGCTAGAACTTGGCTAGATTGTCCGGCACCATCGATAGCCGTTGCCTGTCTGAAATAACCACCTCTATTATTTTCTAGTGCAGTTCCTGTAGCGACATTCTTCCAATACTCTGACTTGGTTGTTTGATCGGTCACTGGTTCAGCTAAATGCCAAGCCATCATATAAACCAATAATGTAACAAAATAAGAGGGCATTGCTCCTTCAGCAACCGTTGCCTGATAATCTACATATATTGTACTTTCTTGAGTGAGTAGCTCTGTTCCTTGAATTTCATAGTCAGTAAGATTAGGAGCGTTGGCATTGCTAGACGTAAAAACCTTCCGGGGAACTCCATTGACCATATCATTAGGCAAAGTAAAAGACTTACTCCAATAGGTTGTTGGCGTACTAGCTGACTCTGAAAGTTGAGCTTTCTTTAACGTAAATGACCAAGGGTACATTCCAAGGGTTAGTGCCTTTACTCTTGGATATAATGTACTGCATAGAGACCCGGCAGTAGAGCCATCGGAAAAGCTGGTTATACGGTTAGCCCCTAGAAGTTGCAGAGCTTCAGCGCAGATAATTACGTCCGTATCACCACTCGCCATTCAAAACCCCTTGTTGGTTTGGAGGGCAGTCGGAACTACCCCCCAAGAATATTAGTCACTGTCTGATACAGCTCCGATTGTTGTTCCATCGGATACGTCCACAACGCCGGAAGCGTTTGAGACAACTATATGCATTGTGACTGTTCGTGTGCCACCAGTTGAGCCATGTACAACAATCATATCACCTACGTTTAGAATGTCTGAGATATCATTGAAATAGCCAGACCCATCAACTACAGTATGAGCTTCTGTTGTGGTGTAGACGTACATAGCTGGAGTTACTCCAGCTCTTGCTTGTCCTCCGATGGTATTGAAATCATTTCTTACAAATGCCATCTTAGCTCTCCCTACAAATTACATCTACTATGCCGTCAGTATCTACCGCTATCGCTCCTGCCGAATACATGGCAGTCACAAGAAACGATGTTCTTTCTGCAACATAGTTGATTTCTGTTTTAGCAGGCATACCAACACCTAGACCAACGGCTGACTTGTGGAACGCTACACACGTTCTGTCACTTGATCCATCAATTGGAATACCGCCCTCATCTCTATCACCAAACATAATTATATTGAACCCGGCGAAAGTTTGAACCTCACCTCTCTGGAGAGCCTGTAGCTGAATAAAATCAGAACTTACTGCTCTCTCATCACCAAGTAAGGATGCCATTGAGTTAGCATGAACTAACAAACATCTCTCGGTAGCAGGTACATTTTTTGCGTTTAGTGCTTTTCCTGCGGCAATAATCTTTCCAACATTGAGGTCAGAAGCACCTGCTGATCCACTAGTTACCACAGTATTTGCAACGGTTGACCCGGCTGATGCGTTTATTAGGGCATCAATCACCACTTGATCTTCTCGTCTCGCTATGGCTTTACCTAGCATCTCAGCTAGTTCTGCTCTCTCGTCAAAGTTTATTTTCGCTTGGTTAAAGATATCACTGTACTCTGATGCAGAATAATCCACCATCGTTGCTGTTACGCTTGAGAACTGGGCCCCAACAGGAACAACTTGCGTTCCCGGACTGCGAACAGAAGCTTGACCTTTAGCTAGTTTTGGAAACTTTACAGTTGACCCTTCTACATTGGTTCGGGTTCTGACAGTCCCTGCCAACTTAGCTTCAGATTGATAAGCTTGATGGACTTCGCTTTCAAAGATAGTGACGAATGCGTTTGAAATTGCGTTGTTCGACATCTATCGCTCCATAAAAAAATTAACATTAGTGTTTTCTTGGTTATGGAATAAATCCGCCAATCAAAAAGATTGAACGGCTACAGATGTAGTTATCGCTCAATCCACCGATACCATATCTTGAAAATTGAGTAAAGAAGAAAAATTAGGCAATGTTGTCGTAGAACTCTTTCTCTTTTTGCTTTCTCCAGACAGGGTCAGACTTCCAACGTGGGTCAGAAACATACTGAGCCAACTCTTCTTTTGTCTTTCTTTCCCCGGTGAAGGACGGAATGGGAAGCTCCTTTGGACTTGATAGATTTCTAATCTTTCGCAGCAGTCGTGTACCATCAGCTGTACCGCCCATTTCATCTAGGACAGTAAACTCATTCTCTGTAATTACCCCTTTGTTTAGAAGACTTTTCCCCCAGTCATAGTTGGATCGCACTAACTCAACAGCATTATTTCCTAGCAAACGCTTTTGCTCTTCAATAAATTCTTGTTGGCTTAGTTCCTCATCTTCAACAGCACCAACAAACTGCATAGCTAGAGTTTGAAAGTCCTCTTGTGACATTCCATAGGTAGTGGCTATTTCCTTGTATTTGTTGAGAAGCTCATCATCTTCTGGCACATTTTCTCCTAAAAAAGAAACATCATAACTTTCTGGGGCTTTGTGTTCACCCTTTGAAAATCTTTTTTCAAGGTCAGTATAGCTTTTGGCAAGTTTCTCTATGTTCGTACCGTTCTCCGTATCCCAGAACTTCTCCGGGAGCCACTCCGGCTTGACGAACTCAACCTCGTCTGGATCAACACCCTCCGGCTCATCATTGGTCTGGAGGTGCGAATTTTCTTCTTCTGTCGGGGCATTGAGATCCTCTCCTGCTAATTTTTGCATACTGCTTTCAGCTTGTGGTTGCTCTTCAACCTGTTCTTCTTGCTGTTCTTCAGACATTTTTAGCTCTCCTTATTCTACTGTTTATCTGTCTTACTAATGAGTTTTGTCCTTCTCTAAAATAACCTTGGCTTGCTTCTGTTCCCGGAAACCAACAGGGCTGATCAATAGTTGTGCTTTCTAAATGCTTTAAGACCTTCAACCCATCTGGACTATTGAAGACAGTTGCATAGAGCAAATCCAAATGCGAAACTTGTAGATCTTCAGTAACCTCGGGCCATAGATCTTCATCAAGCTGGTTGTTCTGGTTCTCCTCCACCCTGCATCATTCCTTGTTGGTTTTGCATCTTCATTGCTTGTTCCATCAGCATTTGCTGTATCTGTTGCTTTTCTTCTTGGGTCATTCTGACTTCGGCAGGTATAGCAAGCTGATCGGCTATGTAGTCAAGTAGGACTTCCTGCTTTACTGCCAACTGCCCAGCAGGTCCCATACTTTGTGCAATCTGCATATACTGCATTATTTCACTTACTTTCTCCATGTTTTGAGACATTGCTATTGGAGCTACGGGCTGAACTTTGACTTGCAACCCATTGACTTTCAATGGTAGTTCAATCATTCCAAGCTCATCCATAACCTCAAGAGTACGTCTGACAACCGGATACATTGTCTCCTGAATAAGTCTTCCAAAGGCACTACCCATGTTCTCAGATAAGATCTTCATCTTTTGCATGATTTCGGTAGCGGATCGAGCAGAAGCTGTATCGGGTGGCAACATATCATCCATAAGAATTTGCTTGATAGACATCACGAGATCTTGTTGTGACATCTGGGAAAGCTGGGGGTCTCCACTCCGGGGCAATGGCTTGAGACTTTCTCCTTGGTTTCCACCGTTACGAGCCACCGGGATGATTGCTCCCGGAACCAAACGGACTGAATTTGGATTAAGAACACCATCATCCATCGCTGTATATACACCTGCAATAGATAGAGATGCATTCTTCAGATGGTACTCTTTGAGTTTATTGAGGGTCTTGATATCATGCAGAGCTGTAAGGACAGGCCCTCTACCATACTTTTCACCACTTGCTTTCATATATCGAGATACAACCCAAGGGAAGGAGTTCAAACGTCTATAGACAATCTCATCTTCACCTTCCTTGGTAATGACATGATAGTGAAAGATACCTTCATCCTTGTCATAGCAGGTAATCTCATACAGCTCTATCTTCTCATCTGGTCTGCCGTCATACTTCTGTTTCAGCTGATCTGGGATGTCAGCATCTGGAAACTCTTGATCAACAGCAACAAAAGGAATGCGATGCAGACGATATACCTTATCAACTGTACCAAATGGCCCTTCATCATAAGCAATTAGAAAAGAGGGAACGGCTGTATAGCGAATGGGTTGCAACTCGTCACCGGGTTGGATAATCATTACAGCCGTTCCTATTGCTAACTCGAGGAGAAACTCACCCATCGCCATATCAAAGTTTGATTGCCGCATAACATCAAACATCGTATCTGCATAGTTATCAAGAACACGCTGTACCTCAATATGTTTTTCTTTTGGTATTTCATCTCCAGGAACTAAACGACACCAATGCCGTTGCGTAGGAAATACCCCAGACTGAAGACGGTTGGCAAATCTCTGGGTAGCGTGTATTGCTGTACTGTCATACACTCGGTTCATCTTGTCATTTTTTGGTGAAGTGGTTTCGTAGTTCCCATCATACAGATTACGATTGGGCAAAACATAGCGATACGCATCCTCATAGATGGATCGCCATTCATCCTTGTGGGCCATAGCTTTCTTGAAGCGACCCTTGAGTGTGGTTACATCAAGTCTCATCCGTAGCTTTTATTGACCTTTATCTTTCCCCCGGTCTGTTTCGCCATCTTTTTGGCTTCCGCTACTCCCTTTTTTGTGTACTTGAACTTCTTCTTTTTTGTACCGTCCTTCGTTTTGTAACTTACCATAGGCATCACTCATCTCCTTTTTTCTTGGGTTGCGTAAATACTTTTTCATTACCGTGGGTTACGTCCGAGTTTTGTTTGCTCATCTGGCATTCGAGGATTGCCACGCATTGGGTCTGTTCTACCTTGAGACACCAGCTGTGTCATCGTACCAGCTCCAGTTGCGCCTTGACGAACAGCTGTTTTTCTGGCTCTGATCTTTGCTTTCTCCTGACGCTCTTGCCGTTCTACCTTTTCTTCCTGCTTCTGAACACGTTCTTCTGTTCTTTGCTCTCTACTTTCCTGCCTTTTTCTTTCTTCCTCACTGGGGCCACCGCCACCACCACCAAATAAAAAATCCATCAAAAATACCTCGCATATAAAAAAAAGTCTTCTTGGTTGGGGCCAAAGTTTTTCATAAGCCCTTCTTTTTTAAATACCATCATTTCAATCCATCTAACAGCCCGTAAGTTAGCCGAATATACATAACATTGGTATCGTTTTGCTCTCAATACCTTGGCTGTATACTCAAAAAAACGTATTGAGGTGCGATGCATTTTCATTTTATGGGTATCAAGATTGTTCGCAGGAATAAGCCAACATTCATAGCACCCTTTCCAATAGGGAACTAACCCAAACATAGCGAATACTTGATCATCAACAACTGCGGAAAAGGACATACCTTTGGGCAATCGGCTGACCAACTGATCTTTATTTGCTTGGACAAAGTCACTATCGGCAGATCTATAGGTTATCTCATCAATGTGATGCGGCTCAAAATCTACAATCTTTGCATAAACCCCATCAAATTTGGCTACTTCTGTGATTTCATCAGGCAAAAACATCAAAATCGCCCCAAGCGTTTGCCGTTTTATAGAAGTGAGGGGATTTACCTCGAACCATATTACGATGCTCTCCACCTCCTAGCAGAAGATACCCTAGACTATCCGCAACGTGGGAGTTGTGGTCTTTGTTGGGAACATCCTTGAACCGCTCATGTCCAGAACCCATCGCCACCCTTTTGAAGTGATAGCCCCCAGCCAGAGCTTTTCTAAGACGAACACATTCTCTATGTACCAAAAATCCCGGTTTGCCGTCTATCAGCCGTGTCATTGGTATAGCCCCTGCTTCTCTTCGGGTCTTGAATTCGTTGGTTGCTGTTGGTCTAGCAATTAGCCCATGTGTTTTGAGGTGATCAAATGCTGTTTGCTCATAGATCATATCCCTTGCTGATCCTGCAGGGTCACCCCATATCATGCATTCAAACTTTGGAAACCATGTTTCAAGTTCTGCTTTGAGCAAATGGGCAAAGCGTTCTAGCCCCATATCAAAGGTTACTATCTCTCGGAGAATATGCCACCGACCGTTTTGCATCTTCTGACCAAACACCGCTGATGGTGTAAGCCCAAAGTCAAGTCCCACTTGAACGGGAATACCGTCTTGGATCGTTAGTTCATCAGACATGGAGTGGTCATCATATTCGGGCCAGACCGGTCTTCCTTCTTGAACATAGGAATATTTCCCTTCAGCGTAGCATCGTATCCAATCCAATGTCTTGCCGGGGATCAACTGCTCATAGTATCCATCGGGCAGATTGGTTAGGTTTTCTGCTTTGGGATTGGTTTGCCACCATCGACTAGCTTGATACATAAACCCTTGAGCTTCTGGCATATCGGCAGGAACATCATCAGCATGAACTTCCTTTACTCCCCCCGGTTGCTTATAGAAACTCCACTTAAATTTTCCGCTAGGCTTTTCTTTTTCTGCCATATGGTAGATGTAATGGTCATCATCTGGAGGGTTGGTATCCATAATGATACCACGCCACGTTGGCCCACCGTCTGATTTTGTTGGATAGCGACCAACACGATGCGATAAGCCATCAATTACCGCCTTGGGTAACTCTTTTGCTTCGTTAACAAAAGCCCCGGTTAGCTCGAGAGACAACAGTTTTCGTACATCTTTAGGCTGATCAAGGGCAAGAAACATAACCTCCATATCAATACCTGCTGCTCCTTCTTTTGAGGGAAGACGAATATGATGCTTGATTGGTGGAGCATGATGAACATTACCCCATACATCTTCTGGAAACAACTCAAGCCAGGTCTTTAATGTAGTGGTCTTCAGCATAGGGTAAGAGTTTCTGACAACAGCAAAACGTGAATACTTGATGCCATCCCTCGGACTAGGCTTCTGCATAACGGCTCTTCGAAACAACTCCGCACAACACGCATAGGACTTGCCAGAACCCACTGGCCCCATGATCGACTTGATAAAACTATCATCGTTGAGAAACTTCCACAAAACCGGGGAGCGAGAAAAGTCTAGGTTCATTCCTCCATCGGGCGTGATTTTCTTTTCTTCCATCTAAATTTCTCCTTTCTGATATATGCCTTTAGTTTTGCTACAATCTCTGGACGGAGATAGCGTACTTGGTACAACCTCTCATCGGGCTTTATAGGTTTGAGAGCAAAGCGTTTGGCAAACTCCTCATCCTCATTCATCCTTTGGGCCTACCATCTTTACTTCAACAACAGCTGGCTTATCGCTCATCTTGTCTTGATCAAGCAACCCGGAAGCCCTTGCCAATGTCCTCAGAACACTAACCTTGTCAATCAGCTCAATATCTATGGCATTCTTTCCATCCGCAGTTGGAACAATCCTAATCTTCTTGATTGCCGTAAGAACACTGTCCGGAATATCAGCACTCGGCTTGACCTTTATATTCCCCTCTTCATCCCAAGACAATACATCTGATATCTTAGCAGTAGAAAGATTGATGAGTTCTTGAGCCAACTTATCCCGGTTGTCAAAAATAACATCTGACCCACCAATCTTCCTTCTTACTGATCGAACAGACCCCAACTCCTTAAGATTAGGAAACTGTATCTTTGGTCTTTTAGATCGGGATTTCGTCATCTAATATTTCCTCAGTAGCTCTGTTAAACGCATCAGCATTACTCTTTGGCTTTTGCTCAAATAAGGATAACCATACTTCGCCATTCTCATTCTGCAATGGTAAAGCATTTAGCTTTATCCCAGTGATTTTGCCATCATCTCCTTCAAAAGCAACACCAACATTTGTCCATCGCTTCTTTTCTTGACCAGCAACTTTTCGACCAGATACAACATCGTAAAATTTCATTTAAACCTCCATCGTTTTGTGAAAAATATTTTTGTGAGACATCCGCACATATGCTGACACCCCACCCCCCCAAGGGTCACTTTTTTTTATGTTGACCATAGCGAACCCTTTTTTTCTACAGCTCTAAGCATAACTGTTCTGTAATCTAGACGGTCATCTAGGTTTCCGAACGCTGTTAAATCTAGACCTGTTAATTGTTCTTTTGAGTATGTCATTAACACTCTCCTTCTCTTGTTTATTAAAGTATTTATCATAGTATGCTAGTGAGAATGGTGGACGTTTACCTGTCTCTTTGAAGTGATTGAGTGATCCAAGGAATGTCTCAAGCAATACATTCTTATCATGTCCTTGCCCCAGATACTTCTCTACTATTGCTATCTGCCTTTCATCGTTTCTCCAGCCAAGCATCGCTCCTAGCCTTTCTTCTCTCTCTCTGGCGTAAACCTTGCATATCTGCATAGCAATTTCTCTAAAGTCTTTATTACTACTAGTACTACTATAGTTATAGTCAACTTGGGAGTTTACTTTTTTACTAGTATAGTCAACGTCACGTTTACTTTGCTCATTCACTTTGTCAACGTCAGGTTGACTTTTAGCAATGACTTTGAGCGTATCTTCAGCGTCTTGCTCTGCCACAAAGTCTGGCTTGTTATGGGCTATAATATCCTCATCAGTAGTTGCCGGGTCATAGAGTATTCGCCAAGTAGCTCCCTTCCTTCCCTTCTTTCTGAGTGGGTTTTCCTTGTAGATCTTCTTGATGTACCCACACTTCTCGAGCAGTCGCATCTGTCGGCTTACTGCTTGTTTGGTAATACCAAGTCTATTGGCGATAGTGATCTGGTTGGTGAAGACAATGCCGCTATGCTGATTGGCATGGCAACAGATTGTACCAAGCACTCTTATTGAAGCGTTCTGCACTCTGGCATCAGCAAAGACCCGGCTAGGCAGTACTGAAAAGGGTGAAGGAGCAGTTGAGTTATCAATAGACAAAGTGTGCTTCTTTGGAGGTTGTAGAAGCTCTCTCCTTGCTTGTTTGATGTCAGCTAGTTTCTCACTATCTCTCATAACCCTGTACACTCCCCGTCATCAGCTTGGCAAAGCACTCCTTCCGTATCAAATATCCAATCCCCCTGCCGAGAGACAAAGTTTTCTATGTCAGCAAATCTTCTTGTAGCATGAAAGTGGGCTTCTCTTCCAACTGCCTTTGAATGTTTATTTTCAATATCAATCCACCATTGCATCCGTTCTGGATGTTCTCGAAACATCATAGCTAAAGTTGCTTCAGATTTTAGAAAGCAACCGTCACAATTTCCTTTTGGCGTAACTCCATTCTTTCCCCAAAGAGCAAGGTCAAATGATTGTTGTTTCCAGAAGTCCATAATTATAGCTTTAGTAGCACCTGCGTGGTATAGAGGATACCAATTATCCCATCTGTTGTCCTTTGAGGGCTTAATTCTTCTTTGCTCGTCACCTCTGATCCCAATACAGTTAATCCATTTCTTCCAGCCAAGACTTTTCAAATACCTTTTAAAGGTCAAAACCTTTAAATCTTGCGTACAAAATCGCCTATGAACATTTGGCAATATACCTTTACCCTTAAGCAGTAATTCAAAAGGCTCTCCGTTTCGTGATGCAGAGTTGTGGTTGACAATTTTAAAAGTACTTCTCTTACCAATCTTAGTATATTCTAACCAAGTGATAGGAACTCCCCACTCCTCACCGCATCGCTGAACAAAGTCTAATGTTTCTGGCATCTCTCGACCGGTGTTTGCAAAGACTACCTTGCAACTATCTGGCAAGATAAACTGTTGTGCTTCAAGTATTTTGAACAGCATATAAGCAGACGTTCTCCCCCCAGAGAAGGAGATCAACACGTTAGCATCTGGTAAAAGAAAACTATCTCTCATAGGTAATATTCGTCCTGCATTGTTTCTTCCTGGCTATGGGATCTCTGACTTGATCGAGAGCTTGCGCTATCTGCATACAATCGTTTAAGTTGTTAAAGACCAATCGCTTGACCCTTATCTCATCCGATAGCTCTATGTCTCTTATAAGTATTAGTATCAAACTATATGTCGCTATTTCCATACTTCTCATCCATAAGTTTCTTAATGTTGTCCTCTAAATCCATGTAGATAAGTGCATAGCTATCATCGTTATTGGCAAGCTGTTCATGTCTTTTGGAATAATGGATGATTGATGCATGATCCTTGTTAAATATTGTGGCTATTTGCTTGAGAGAAAACCGCCCAAGTCTTCTGGCAACGGCAGTAAATAACGCCCTATATTTGAGATGCTCCGCTGTTGCTTTTTTGTGGTGAGCAAAGTCATGTAGTGGCATCGGGCTGACCTTATCAAAGAAATGCATAAACTGCCCCAATGTTACACTTCCTTGATCAGCGTACCGGGAAAGCAGGCCTCGACAAGTTTCTTCTTTAAACGATAGATAGGTGTCTTGAAGCCTTTGACATCCTCTATTATCTGCCCCTCTCTGTCCCCGGTCTTGGTTGGTACTACCCATTCGCCTTTCGAATTGCTGTATTGCTCTCTGTTTTCCGCTCGTACCGTAAAGTACCGAAAGTCTGCCTTGTATTTGCATATGTCTACCCCATTAACTGTGATTTGATATGTTGGTTGTAACTCCAGATGAGTTATCATCCCGGTCTTCTCTAGCAACTTCAGCTCTGTATAGCGTTTGGCTTCTTTTTTGCTATCGAATGTCTTGCCATCAACTGTTGTCTTGATGGCTCTATATTTATGTTTAGTCCATGTCATTGAATATCTTCTCTGTTCTAATGATCCGTTTACCTAGCCACTTCATAACGGGAACAGCCATTGAGTTACCTAGTGCCTTGTAGCGTGGCCCATCTGGACACTCATCAGCCCCCTTGTTTCTGTAAGGTATCTTTGTATGCCCGTCCTCAAACCCCTGCAATCTCTCGCATTCTGTTGGAGTGAGCCGTCTGACTTGCAGACTGTTTGCCATTGCAGGTGGAGAATTAGCTTTGATTGTCGGTGTTTTTTCTACATTTGCATCAGGGTGAGACATAGTTGATGAGAACGCAACGGAATGCTTGTCTGTTGCATTAAGAGTAAAGCTAGTCTCCTCATCGTACCCCTTGCCATTGATATGCATTGAGGTTGAGCCATCGCCTTGAATAGCTATAGTCTCACTGCCACCGCCCAGATCCCCCCCTTCAGCTCTGAGAGTACCAACGCCTTTGACATATTGACCAAAGCTGTTGCCCGTATAGGTTTCTGATACCAAATTCGTTTGGTTGTTGACATGATGCCCATTTACTCTGGTCAGATTAGGCTTTTCAGTATTCCCCCCTTCAGCGTTGCCTATATACTGTGGAAAGAAAAAGCTCTCTGCTTCCGTTATCATCTGGTTGGTAACTTGTTTCTTCAGCTCTGCCGTAATGCAAGCACTTACCTTTGGAACTGTTGTGGGAATATACCAACTACCTTCATTTGTTTCGTTCCCGGCTCGAGACATACCTGCTGCGTTTGATGTCAGCGTTGGGCTTTTGTGGGGTATGCCACTGTCTCTAACGCTTTCTTGAGTGTCTCGGGCAGTTCCTTCTCTCTGTTTTTTGCTCTTCGCAAGATCCCCTTGCAAGCTTTCTGGCTCAAATAATACCGATGCGGAACGCTTCCAGTCTCCAAGGTATCCGACAACAAACACTCGTCTGCGTCTTTGGGCAACTCCGAAATATTGAGCGTCAAGAACGCGGTAGGCGAACCCATACCCGAGTTCCCCCAACATTCTGAGAAAGGTTCCAAAATCTTTTCCTCCGTTACTTGACAAGACGCCGGGGACATTCTCCCATACCATCCAACGTGGGTTATATTTTTTAAGAATTGCACCAAATGTAAGCATGAGTTGTCCGTTAGGGCTTTCAATTCCTTTTCTAAGTCCAGCAACTGAGAACGATTGGCATGGTGTTCCTCCACAAATAAGGTCAACTGATCCATCTTTCCACTCCTTATAATTATTCATATCTCCATAGTTTGGCACTGTTGGATAGTGATGTTTTAGAACTTCAGAAGGGAAAGGGTCTATCTCAGAGAAAAACTCAGCTTCCCATCCCAGATCCTTCCAAGCACTCGAACACGCTTCTATCCCACTACATACAGTTGCATATCGCATCAGCTCATATCCTTGGCAATCATACTGTCAATGACACTGTTCAGATCACTTGTATTGAGCTTTTTTTTATCCAATGAGGGTACTGCCCCGGTCATCTGGGCTTCAATCATATAGAGTACCTGCTTGTTAAGTGATCTTTTGCCCATAATCGCTAGGTTGCATAGCTTATCATGCAAGGCCCGATCCATTCGGAGGTGCAACTGCACGTTCTCCCTTGTTTCTACTTTGTTGTTTTCCATATTCTTTCCCATTTAATTAACAAGTAAAAAAATTATTCCCAATAAGGGGCTTGATATAATAGTACCACTATGCTACAAATTGATAAATACAGTAAATAATAGGTGTAAAAGGAGAAAGACTATGGCAAAATCAGTCTATCAAAAACTAGAAGCAAGCGTGTACCCGGCATTGCTCAAGCACTTTGAGCTAAGTGAAGGTAAGGAGTACGACCCTCAGAACGGTACAAGCCAATGCGAAACAATGGATGGGATGTTCTACTATGGGCAGATCCTTTTGTGTGAAGAGATACTCAATCGAGAGATACCAGATATGGAGCAAAGCTAATGGAAAAATTTCATGCATATATAAGGGTAAGTACAGAAACCCAAACAGTTGATAGACAGAAGGATTTGATCAAGCAGTTCTGTCGTAACTATCCAGATGTAGAAGTTAAGTATTATATTGATGAGGGCTGGTCTGGCAACTTGCCCCCAGAGAAAAGGAAGAACCTATCTAGATGTATTGATGATGCAATGCATGACAAAAGAAAGGGTGGAAAGGGGTATATTCTTCTGTCAGACTTCTCAAGATTTAGTCGTAACATTGGGCATTCATGCTCCTTTTTGTCTGATGTTGTAAAGAAAAACAAAGTCAGCCTACTGATAGCTGACAAAGAATTTATGGCAGATTTAGATATTGATCAGCAAATATCAATATTGAAGGGTCTTGCCCAGAGAGCTGAAGACTATCGAGAGGATAGTTCAATCAAGACCAAGCAAGGTATGCAAGCCATCAGAAGAGAAATAGAAAGCAATGGCTTCTACAAAGCAAAGAGAAGCGGCAACATTATCTATAAGCTAGGTGTCCACAACAACATGGATTATGCAAGGCAGAAAGCTAGTGCCAGAGTGAAGGACAATAAGCTGAATTGGGCAAGGGAATACTATCCAGATATCAAGCTTAGGCTTGATGTTGGTATGTCTTATAGAGAAATCGTCAAGGAGTTTAACGACAAGAAACACTTTGAACGTCCAAGGAAGGGTGCATGGCATCCCTCTACTATTGCAAGCATCGTTAAAACAATGAAGGAGATTGAACATGATACTGCATAAACATAAACAAACCATCAGACTTGTCAGAGATTATCTGCTAGATGCTCTAGCTTTGATTGTGATCTTTGCATCTTTTTATGTTGGTTTGATAGGAGCTTGTCTATTGGATGATAATTGCTCCAAATCTTTCTTTAACCCTTATCACTATGAGGTGAACAATGAGTGACATAAAAAAATATTTAGAAATGTTTGAAGACCATCCGGGAAAAATGACGGATACCTATACGCATCTTGGATCATCCCATGCTGATATCGTTGCTTATGGTAAACATGAGTTTGGTCAAACAGTTGAACAGCTACGGCAGTTTGTTCTGGGCAAAACCAATACCATTGGCTCAGAGATGCTCAACAAGGACGCTCTGCTTCGAGGTAAGTTGTTTGAGCCACCAAATGTTTTGATGACCCTCAACTACCTTTCTAGGCTTACTGAAGAGGACAATATCAAGTCCACCTATCCCGTAACAGAGCCAGATGTTTTTGATGCACTCAACATGGCATCATCTGTTGATCATAAACTCTACTTCCACAAACCCGTTCATATACCTGTGCCGGGAACTAAGGATGAGTTTGTGACTATGCAAGGTGAGGTAGTGAATGAACTGAAGTCTAGTATGACGGGCAATGGAGATTGTATGAGGAACTACATCTCACAAGTTCAGCACCAACTAGTCTGCACAAATGGAGACTATGCTCTGATATCAGTTCTCAGCAAAGGCGGTCAGCACACTGTCTATCCTATTGAAAGAGATAATGCATGGATCGCTGACTATCTTAAGGAAGTTACTGAGTATTGGAGAAGGATTGAAGAGGATGATCCTTACCCAGAAGAAATAAGTAATGATTTTGTTGCTGATCTTAATAGTCTCGATGGAAGTGATACTCTTCTTGAGTTGATTAGCAAACGACAAGATTTTGATGCTGTCAAAAAGCAGTTTGATGAAGATAAGAAAACTATTGATGATGGTATCAAAGCAGTTCTTTCAAAGTTTGGAGTGACCAAGGGGGTTATTGGCCCCTTCAAAGTGTCCTACACACTAGTTGAAAGAAAGCCACAACCAGAGAGGGTTGTTGCGGCTACTCCCGGTAGCACCTACGAAAAATTAACAATCACAGTAAATAAGGAGAATGTTCAATGACACAACTTGGAACAGATCATATCAAAGCACTATCCAAAGTGCAGAAGGAGCTTAAACACGCAAAGAAAAGTGAGACAGGTGCTTTCTCAAAGTATGCTGATCTTGCTAGTGTTTATGATGCTATCAAGAAACCATTAGTTGATAATGGGTTTGCCTACTTTCATGGCATGGTTGCAGGTGAAGACGGTCAGCAATATGTTGAGACACTTCTGATGCATGAGAGTGGGGGTGTTTTTAAAACGCAAATACCTGCTATCAATCGCAAGGGAGATATGATGGGTCTTGGCAGTGCTATCACTTATGCCAAAAGATATGGCATATCGATGGTTATAGGTCTTGCTTCAGAAGAAGATGATGACGGGAAGGAAGCTCAAAAAAGAGATGGTAATAAATCCAAAAAGCCTACTTCAATCAGTAACATACTGATATATAATTCTACAGGTCAATGGACTAAATCACCTGATGTTCCGTCAGCCGTTACCAAGCTCGATATCATGCTATCCTCACAAATGAAGAAGTATGAGGGGGCAGATCTGAAGGAATGTGGAGTTAAGATGAGAGAGAATAACAAGGCTCTGCTTGAACGTATAAAGAACTTTGATGACTTTATTGATAACGGTCACAATGAAAGGTTTGCTCAGTTAGATAAGAAGCTCAAGCAAATGGAGAACACTCCCAATGCTGAATGATTTTCCCCCAACAAAACGGCAAAAAGAATTTTTGGAGATGATCATAAACTTCTATGAGCAGAATTATTATATGCCAACTTATGATGAAATAAGAACTGCTATGGGTATCAAATCTTTTTCTGCCGTTACTGACAATCTTAAGGCTCTGGAGAGAAAGGGATTTCTTGTGCGAGATTTCAGAAAGCCCAGAGCCATAAAGGTATTGCGGAACTTGGATGGCACTACTAGAATAGTCAAGTAGTTTTCATTGTCAGTATCCTTCAACTTGCCCCGTTCATCGGGGCATTTTTTTGCCCTTTGCTAAAGCTTCATCATTTCTTCTAGTCCACCCTCGACCAAATGTCTCAAAGGTTTTTAGGCTTTCATAGAACTTCTGTCGGTGCATATGCATCTGCTCAAGCACATAATCACTATCCATCTTCTTGAGTATGGCTATTGTCTTGGGGCCAATCACTCCATCTGGATTTGCACCTATAGACTTTTGTAGACACTTCGCCCCTTGTCTCCCGGCGTTCACACAAAAATCTAGGAGGAAGTAGGCAACACCGGGAGAACTCGCATCTTCTACCATGTCGCAACGGTTGCGATCCCAGTAATTCTTTTTATATATCGCAATGGCTGTCTCTTCTGTGAGGTCACGCATCTCTTGTTCAGATGCTTCTCGACCTATCCACTTTTCATATACTCTCTTAGTTATACCTTTGTTTGTCATTCCCCCCGGATCTTCTTTCATATTTACAAAGCCACCTTCGTGGTGAAGGACTTCCTTGATTGCTATCTCAAATGTCTCAGGCACTCTTGACCTCCATCATTTTTTTCATGCTAGGTTTTTTCTTCTTACCTATACGCAGCTTCTTAAAATCAGCACCTGTTATCTTGTCTCTGGGTTCAGCGACTTGAGCAAGCTTCTTTTGTTTAGGTGAATAATCTTTGAATGGCATAGCTTATCCTTTCTTTTTTACTATCTTTGACATTGATGATTTCTTTTTACCGAGTAGATCCTTATCTGCTTTTCTAGCTCCACCCTTACCAGAAACAAAACTTTTTACGCGACCCATCGCCCAAGCGTGTGAGGACACTCCTCGAGATCCTGATGAATAGTAGGCCCCAAGTCCTCTCTTGTAAACTTTGTCTAAGGTGCTTTTGGAGAACCGACCTGCACCGGGAATACTGTCATATTTAGCCACTGTCTTTACTCCTTTGTTTTGATATTAAGTCCATCATGCGAGGGGTAAGTTTCCCTTGCTTGTACAGTCTACGGGTTCTGAGTATCTCTTTCTCTCTTGCAGACTTGTTCTTGGCAGAAGCAACATATTTCAATGGCACTCCCTTTTTTGTTTTAGCTACAGGTGAAAACTTCCTCATGTTTTCTTATGCCTTTCTGAAAAGTTCCTCATACTTTCCTTTGATCTAAATCCCCATCTAGACATCGCTAGTTTCAACCGGGTTGGTCTTCCCTTCTCATCTTTGAGTGGCCCTTTCACCCCCTTAAATCTGTGGGCAAAATTAATTCTTCGTTGATTAGTTCCACTTGATATTGGAGCTTTAAGGTTAGACCCTTGTGTTCTTTTGAAGTAGTCTCGACCCTTTTGTGTTAGCCCCCCTTTGGGGTTCTTGTGTTCTTTTCTCATTTGGTATCAACCTTCTTTGTCTTATCAAAGCTCCTCATCCCGGCAATCCCCAACATCCCAAGTAGAAGCGGCATCATTACTGTCATGTCTGCTTGGGGTATGAGTATACCAAACCCTGCACACAATGGCGATATAAGATAATTTATTGTTAGGGATAAACCGCAAACCCACCCAATGAACGGACGCCAGGAACTCTGAAACCAATTACCCTTCGCTTCTTCCTTGTTGATAGCTAGTTGAGCAAGCAACTGCTCTTGAGCGTGTTTGTCTGCCATCGTTGCCAACTCATGTGCAAGCTTTGCTTTCTGATCTTTGTCCTCTACAAACTTATCCAGAAGACCTAAGACCGGGCCAGTCAGTGTACTAATCAAACTCATTTGCCATCCTTCTTCATTGCTATTTTGTGTGCCTGAGAAAACGACTTCCCGGCAAGCATCTCCTTACGCATAGTAGCCATGTGCTTTTTTGTGTGGTGAACGCTATGCTTCTTCATAGTCTTTTCTTGTTGAGGTGTTAACATCTTTGTCATGCTTATTTGTTTAGTCATTTACCTTGGGCCTCCTTTCCCATCCATATTGCAAACGATCCTGTAAGGCATCCTATAATTATTGAGCAGAAACCAGACTGCTCTATTGTAGGATCTGGCAGAGACATATACCATTCAGCAACCCGGTAACTCATAACAGTAATCACAACCATCATTGCTCTGGGAAGTATCTTCCATTTATCTAAAGTCTCTGGGGTCATTCCATTGCTTTCCTTATGGCTTCAAGAGTTTCTTTGATGGTTGGCTTCTTCTCTTCGTTTGGGTTGTAGTCGCAGACGATTTCTTTTTGGCAGTGGTTTGCGTCTTGGACGATGATCGTTTCTGTCGTACCGTTTGCCCCTTGGTAGATGCAAAAATATTCTTGTAAGCTTCTTCCGGGGCTTTTGTTTCTAACTCTTTTGGCGAGCCGACAAATAGTTTTTTTACCATTGTCCAAGCGTTTCGTATCATTTCTCCAATCATATGTTTTCCTTTCAAAATGTTCAGCCGAGTTCACCTCGATCCAAGAGGACAAGACCATAAGTAAAATAATAAAGTATACCACAACCGATAATGACAACGACAACAAGTGCAACATAAGTAATCACCTTATCTCTAAATTTTAAACGAGCTATCTTCTCGTCCCTTACTTGTTTTCGAATTTTTCCTTCAAGCTCAAGCAACTGGTTCCAACTGGCAGGGCCATAGCGGAAGGACAGCATCATCTTGAGTTCATAGCGATCCTGCTCTAACTTCTTCCGACCTTCAAAAGCTTGGAGGGCTACCTCCTCTATAGACTTTCCCGATGTCATCTTTCTAAGAAAAGAAGGGTTCTTTGCTTCCTTTTCCAAAGCATCGACTTCAGCATAGGCATTCATCCACTTCCCGATTTGACCGCTCATTTCGGATATATCTTTTCCGTGGTCATACATTCTTTTTATTTGTGTCATTGCCGATGAAGCTACACCCAGTGCCGTTGTTATGGTGACTGGATCGAACATAGGAGGTCACAACACTATCGTATTGAATATCACACCGAAAGAACTGATCACATAGAATGCAGTTATCGATATTACTATTCTTTCTAGTCGAGAAACTCTGCGTTCCATGTCTTGGCGAAAGTGATACATATCATTCTTGAGAACACTCAGCTCCATCAGGATCGCATTTATATCTTGCTTGGTCATAGATCTATTAGCTCTTTCTTTAACTCTTTTGAATAATGACTTAGGCAAACATCAACATTATTAATTTCAATTTCTAGCTGTTGCCTTTTTGCTTGATTAGAACTCAAAGCTTGTATGCAGAACTTTGCTTTCTCTGATAGTTTTTCAGTTTCGTATTCTTTGTTATCAATAGTGATGACGTTACTTTGTTGTTGTTGCTTCTTTGTCATTAGTTTTCTCCTTTATTCACCAGTAAAAATATATTCATTTACCTCAATATTCAACCAAGATGGTTTCGCAGGAAAAATTACATCTTCTTCTTTAGAATATGTTTGAGGTATGTCTCTCAAAGTTTTTCTAAATGCTTTAAGTTCTACTCGTTGCTGTGAAGTTAGGTCATCCCAACGATCACTTCTTGTAAAATGATCCGAAAAGGTTAACGCATAATCTCTCCAATAGCGTATTTCATCCCAAGATAATACTTCTTCTGTTTCAGTTCTATTTCCATCTTTATCTACAAAAACATCTTTTCGTCTACAAGGCACTTTTATTCTCCTGTATAGGTTGATCCATAAGTTATCATCATATATGGCACAGATTGTTGGTCACCATAGCCCGAGGTTGAGGATAAATCTGTGGGCAATTCACCTGAACTCATTGCACCATCAAGAGCAAGACCAGTGGGTTTTTGTGATGTCATAAAATCACAAAACCCCTCTTGATAAAAACTTCCTCCTGCACCAGTAGAATTAAAATTACTTACTATAAGAGTGCTTCCTGCCACAGATACTAAAGCCATAGCATATCTGCCTGGTGTTATTGACGTAACATCTGGAGTAGCAAGCACCTGTGTATTCAGTGTCGTTCCTGAAGAAGTTGAACTTTTTGATACAAGCTGAGAGGGATATCCCTGTGTGTTAAGGGTGTAAAGACCCATTTTAACAGTGCGATTTGTGACTGTTCCACTAAATCCAGTCCTAAATTGAAAGCCTCCAACAGTGAAGTTTCCTGATGCTCCTGTGCCGGGTATCATTATCGGCATAAAATAAATACGATCGCCTGTAACACTAAATTGAGAGAAAAATCCTCCATGTGGTCTACCTGCTATCATTCCTTGAGAAGAATCATCTTGTGCAGTTAATATACAGCCTGTATGAAGTTTTCTTGCAATCAACTCATCACTAAAAACCCCTGCTCCATTGGTAGCGTCACCCTTTAGTTGCTCTCTAGTTGCAACAGTGTCCGAACCTAATTTTAAAGTACCTTCATGCTCTAATCTCATCTTTTCAGTAGCTGTTCCAGAAACACCTAACTTGAATATTAGATCAGTAGAATTATTGGTAGACGTAAAACTAGTTGTCGGTTGAGCCACAATAGAAGCCGCAACATTATTAGCATCACCACCACTAGTTTCATCTGGAGCCTGAAATTGTATAGCTCCTAGTGTTTGACTTATCCCCACACTTTGAATACTCGTTTGCAGGGTGAGTACAGCACCTGATGAATCCTTGGCTGTGATGTTTCCACCAAGTACCATGTTGCCCTGATGTTCAACACGCATCACCTCCGTTGTATCTGCTTTGAACACCAAGTCTGCCTTATTACTACTATTAGAAAAAGTACTGTCTGCGAACGCTGTAATAGAAAATGCAGTATCATCAGCATCACCACCACTAGTTTCATCTGGTGCAGAAAACTCAATAGCACCCAAAACATCTCCAACATTCACAGCTGGTTCGGACGTTTGTAATTTAAGGATTGCACCGTCTGATGTCTTGGCTGTGAGGTCACCTGTGATCTCAACACCATCAGTTTTTGTTGTGAGTTTTGTGCTACTTACTCCTGAAGACACATAGTTTAATTTAGTTTCTCCTTCACTTGCATCTAATATCACATAAGGATCATTGCCACCGTCACCACCAGAGGCCCTTAGTTCCATGTCTCCCACAGCACTTATTATATAGAAAACACCAGTGTTATTGAGTATGATACTATTGGCACTATTGTGATAAAGCTGTAAGTCATTTCCTGCGCCTATGTTTAAAAAGCTACTATCGCCTAGAGATAAACTCGTTAATGTTCCAAGGGACGTTATACCCGGTTGAGAACTATCCACATTGAGAGTTGTACCTACTTTAGTAAGCCCAGTACCACCAGTATCAACTTTAGCATTCCAAGTAGCTGAAGAAGAAATGTAAGCATCGGCTATTGCTGTAGCATTCCAAACACCAGTAGAGATTGTACCTACACCGGTTATATTGGTTTGTGATGCTGTTTGTAAAGTTCCTGCTAATTGTGTTGCACTAAGCCTACCAGTAGAAGGGTTGTAAGTTAAATCTCCATCACTTTCTAAACCTACATTTCCAGTAGCAGACCCATCTTCAATGAAAGGTATTAGATTATTTTCGTCTGTATTTTCGTTATCAGCCACAGAAACATGATTAGCGTTTGTAGCCGTTGTAGCCGTTGTAGCACTTGTAGCCGTTGTAGCACTTGTTGCATTGCCTGCTAAAGTTCCAGTAAATTGTGTAGCTGTTAACACACCAGTAGAGGGGTTATAGGTAAAGCCTGTGTCTGTTTCCAAACCTTGAGTGCCAGTAGCACCATCAACAAATGTGGGAAAGACTGTTTCATCAGTTGAGTTATTTGCACTAGCGGTAATACTTGTTGCGATCCCAGCTGTTCCACTCACGTTGCCAGTAACATCTCCAGTGACATCTCCAGTGACATTGCCCTCTACGTTAGCAACAAGAGTTCCAACTGTATAACCAGTTCCACTAGTATCTACTGTAGTTGTTGGCTCAGATTGCAAGTCTTTAAATAGCTTCCATTTGCCACTATCATTGGCATCTCTGAATAATCCTGCGTATAAATCCTGAGAACCAGAAGTGTCATACAATCCATAAAAACCAATGTCCAAACTGTCAGAACTATTGTTAGCCTTGGCTAAAATTATGAGAGGGTCTTCTACTGATAGTGTTGCTGTGTTAACCGTTACAGTGTCACCATTCACAGTTAAATTCCCACCAACAGTTAGATGATTATTTACTAGAACAGTTCCAACTGTACCGGATGCAGTCCCAGACATATAAGTAACTGTATCAAGAATATCCGTATTATATGCACCAATTTTAAATTCGGCAGTTGCGGTTGCAGAAGATGGCTCGGTATTAAAACCAAGCATTGTATTACCATCACCAGTCGTAATTGTAGAGCCAGACCCTGCCCCTAGGGCTACATTTCCGTAGCCTGTAAAATCAGTATTTTTTAAAGCAAATCTACCTATAGCAATATTATCACCAGCTCCATTGTCAAAATTAGTGAAAAAAGGTTGATTTGCTCCAATATATTGCAAAGCTTCATATCCAATAGCAACATTATACTTTCCTTTTCCCCTAATATCTTCTGTTGCGCTAAAGCCGATGCTAATAGTTCCATCGGTATCCCAATCAGTACCAAATCCACTTTTATATGGGGTGCCTACAAAACTGTCCAGTCCTTGGGTTCTTCCTGCGTTCTTACCAATAGAGACACCCACACTATGACCGTGTGCATCAATACCAATGCCTACACCTCCTGTGTGCGATGCTGATGAACTGAAACTTGTTATAGCCGTGTTAGTTAAAGTTTTATTACTAAGCGATTGGGTTGCTGTTGTGCCTACAAAAGTGTCGGTTACATCTGGTATCGTCCAAGTTCTGTCTGCCGTTGGGTCAGTTACAGTTACAGTTGTTTCATATTCGTTAGCCGTTGCACCCTCAAAGATAATGCTTGAGCCTATGGCCAAATCTGATGCAGTTATAGTAGTCGTAACATTTCCATTAGCATCAAATCTTAAAAAACGATTTGCCCGTTGACTTACTGCCGGAAGGGTCATGGATACAGTATCTGGCTCACCTTCTGGAACACCAATAGTTCTATCAATTCTTGTGCTAATTTGTTGATGATGCATCAAGCTAGTATCAAAGTCAGTCTCTAAAGAAGAAGCGGTAATTGGGCCACCAGTGGTATACACTGACGTTCTTGAAAGCGGTACATTAGATACAATCGTTATTGTTTGTGAATTGGTTGGAAAGTTGCCAGAGGTGAACCTTACTCGACCCGTGCCATCTGCATTAATCTTGGAACTTTCACTGCTAGAATTTTCTACGTTATAGTGAACACCGGCTGTTTTGAGCGTAGCATCAACGAATACCTTTACCTCAGTAAAAGAGTTAATCTGAAAGGAAAAATCAAATGGGCCAGCCGTGCCATTACCAGTATAACTTTTGGTTCTAGCTGTGCTTGTGATGTTGGTCATTCTAGTAGCCCCTTGTAAATTTTATACTATAATTAATCAAATATTGAAACCTTTTCTGGGTTGTCAGCTTCGTAGATTTCTTTTAATCGTCCAGATGAAAACAGCTTATCTCTGGCTACTTTTCGTGCATCTGACAGAACATCATTGAGCAAATTAAATTTTTCTTCTTCATCAGCCTTAAAATATTCTTGACCCTCAAGCGTTCTTGGATCGAGATACCTATTCATCTTTACTACCATTGTGGTAGTACTATCATAGCCCCTATCTGTTGGCAGATTGCCATCATCATCCAAGTTGTTTACCATAAAAACAAAATCTCGATACTCCCCATCATAAAGCTTATATCCCCGTTGTGTAGTGCTATGAAGGGAGAAAGTACCCATTCCCGTTTCAGACAATCTAATCAGTTCTTCATCTAGAGGTTTGTAGCTCCCAGACTGTATGCGTATTGGATTGAAGTACATCGCAAACTTTCCTGTCTCTTGTATCTGGTCAGGATCCATCTGCATTATAGGTTCATTCCAAAAGTTTACATCATCTGGCATATCTTTACTGAAGAGAGGGTGTCTGGCTCTTGCCTTGTTTAGTGTCTCATAGAAAGCTAAGATTGCAGGGCTGACCTCTTCTAGTCGCATTGCATTGACTTGATCCTTGCGTACTCTGGTGCTTGATTTGTAAGGGTCACCTAGTCTTTCCATTGTCGCTGTAAAAGAGGTTGCACCGGGAGAACCTATATTGAGTGATGTATACTTTCTAACTGTTGCAGCAGGCACTCCTTCAATCAGTTGTGAGGTTGCTGTTAGACCAACATCAGTAATTCTTGTAGCTACAAACTTTTGAAATCTTTCAATAAACTTCTCTGGCTTCTCATACTTATTAAATAACATTTCGTTAAATTCTGCTACACCTTGCAGAAAGGGTAGACTTTGTGAGTATTCAGAGAAAGCAACAAGTAAGGCTTGCCCCATATTTTCAAGCATACCTCCTTGGGGGTTATACTCCGCAGTCTTGATATAGTCGGCAGTTGCAGTCAGTAAGAAAGACAAAGGATCAAATCGAGAGAAGCTATAGAAGTCATATGTTCCGTCTTGTTTTTTAAATCCTATACTAGTGCTTGGAACATTAGCCCCCTTGTTGATAATTGCTTTTGCCTTTGGATCACTTGGGCCAGTCCCGGTAATAATAATATCATCGCCATACTCACCAGATACAAGAGCCGATACTACTGCCATTGTTCCCCATCCAAGCGTTATCTTTGCCAGAGCTTCATCAAACTCTCGACCAGACTTTCTAAAACCTGCAAGTATTGGTGAGAGGGGTACTACTCTATCAAGTGTTTCAATCATTATGTTTGTTGGCGTTCTATAGAAAGGAACAGCAAGTATTTTAGCTAAGTGGTTGTTGAACACAGGATTAAATGTTTGTAGCCCCGGTTGATTGATAGGTGCTTGGAATGTTTCTTGGAGAGCTATCTTCTTTGCCTTTTCCACAACATCGGCAGGTGGCTCTACTAGAAACTGCTTGTATACCTTTTGTGCTTCTTTCTTTGCTTTTAAGCGACTGTCCCCAGCTTGTCTCCTCATTTGATATTCTATAGCGTGGGCCCTGTAAGCTTCTTGGTATATCACTTGTTTTCTTTTAACGACCTTAAAATATTCATCTTCAACAGCAAGAAAACGACCGGGCATCCTTGTAGCAATACCAAACGCATTGATTGCCGCATCCATCTTTTCACCCCTTTGAGCCATCTCTATAACATTGATAATGTTATTTGTTTTACCTATACCAATTCTTTTAAGGTCAATCTTATCAATAAGGTCACCACTATCCCCCGTTATGAAGGTTCGACCCATAAGTTTAAATGCATCACCTTGAGCCATAACAAAACCATGCATCCTTGCTTTAGCATCCATAACCATTGCCATATCTTGAGGATCAACATCCATTCCCATACCTTTTGCAATAGCTTGCCTAGTGTTTCCAATAACACCTGCAATACCCGTTTCCATAAAACGCATCATAGAAAAAGCGGCATTACCTGCCACATTTACAGTATGTGTGACGGGAGAGGAAAGAAGAGCATTGATATATGCTTCCATCATTACATCCATTGTTCTATTTACACCTGTAGGCAGATTGAAGATGTACTCATTTTTCTTTCTAAAATCTAAGGTTGATAGCTGTATCAGATGATAGTTAATTTCATTTCGAGCATTCTGATCAAGCATACTTGATACAGTCTTATTAGTCATACTTTCAAAGGCTCTGTTCAATCCACCAAAGTTTGTATCCAAGATAGTGTCTAGGTTTGCGGCAATGTTCAATCCTCTAGCGTACTCACTTACTTGACCACTCAATGAAGCTTGCATGGTTTTTGCCATCATTGTCAGACGTTCTAGCTTGGCTAGGTTTTCTAGGCGTTGTTTGTCACCAATGAACTGTGGGATATTAAGAGTTTCTCTTGCCCCATGATGTATCTCCATAATAAGTTGTTTGAGAACTAAAAACCCTCCTAGAGTTTCTTCAGGTCGTAGCATATCACCTGGCTTTCTGAGAAGTATCTTTTGCGAAATAGTGTCAAACCCAAGTTCTTTTGCTTGCATTGCTTGTTCTTCAAGGGTCATAGTTTTTCTGCGTTGGAACTCAAATAGTTCTTTGTTTTTGCTTTTGAGGTTTTTGATTAGGTCACCGGGAGTTCCCATATTGTCTGTAACCATTTTATCAAGGTCATCAAAGTCTTTGTTAAAGATATCACCCACACGAATAAAGTTGACATTCTCACCAGTAAATCCATCGTCCTTAAAAACTTTCATATACTCTGATATATCTGCAACATCATCTTGTGGAACAACTATCTGACCACCAACCTTTTCTGGCTTACTTGGTAGATCTCGACCATAGACTTTGTATTCAGCTTCTGATCCAAACTGTCTCAGCGAGTTTAAGATTTTATCTCTTAAAGGTTTACCCACCATCTTCATTCTCCATAGTCATAGCCGTAGTTCCTGCCACTACCGGTAAGGCAAAAAGAGATTGCCCTTTTTTCACACCTTCTTTGAGTTTGTTGGTCATGCGTACAGTAAACGGCTTTAGGACTTGATCTTCTTTGAAATCAAAAACTTCAGCTCCATCAGCCTTAAATTGATCTAACGCTCTCTCTTCAATTTCGTCAAAATCAGTATCATCTAGGTTTATCCGTCCAAAACCTTTACTCTTTCTATTTTTGTTTAGCTGACCTAGCTGTTCATTCCCGGCACCAAAAGCAGTGTCATCAAGCTGATCTACGATCTTTGTAACTCTCTTAACTAGGATATCATCGTAGTATTTAAGCAAACCGGGTTCTCTCCATCTCATGTTTTGAATATAGCCGGGGCTAAACGACACCATGTCATACCCTTCTTCAACTGCTTTGGCTAAAATTCTTTTTACAATAAGATCTGTCCATTTAGGTGTATTCTCAACAAATGGGCCTCTTACAACAAGGTAACCATAACCAAAGCCCTTTCTTGCTTTGATATTTCTTTCATCATTTATATCCTTTGGTCTAAACCCTTCCTCTCTTCCTTTTTGACCCCAATCGCTTTGGATCTCATCTATATATAGAACCTTGTCACCAGCCATAGTTGTGCGATCTGATGTTCTAAAATGACCTATAATATTTTCCTCATCAAAATGATCTCCTTGGAAAGGTTCATCTCGTTTAAATGTGAAATATGGATCGTCATATTTATCACTTGTAATTACAAACTCTCTATAGTTTTCTCCACCAGCTAGTCTGTAATCATCATCACTAAACCTAGCCATTCGCTCATCTGTCATGCTAATAAGTTCGTCATCGAGAGCAAATTGTTGTGCTTGTACTTTCGCTTCTGGCAAGGTGGCTATCTCCAAACGATCTCCTTGAAGATCTGTTATTGCATTTTTAAATGCACCTTCGCCTTTTGTGTCTTCCATATTTTTGAAGATACTATAACCAGCAATATCATTGCCAAGAATTACCATGCCAGTGTTTTGGTCTTCTATCCTTATAAACGGCTCATTATAGAACTCTTCTAAGGCATCCAATCTAGCTTGTTCTCTTGTGTACTTTTCTGGCTCAAGTACTCGCTTTTCTTTAAAAAATTCGTCTGCTCGTTCATCAATATAGCGAGGCCCATAAACTTCCTCAGGTGTCATAAGATTTTCAGCAGGAATCTTTGCTGATGGACTTGTGGAAAGTTCTCCCTCTTTTAGTTCATCGGCTGACTTTACATAATTAAAACCATATTCATGGAGACCCCAATTCATCATCGTTTCTTCTGGAAGTTTGTCTTTTACAACTTCTCTAATTTCTAATTTGTTTAATCTAAGCTGATCTTCAATTTCTTTCTTTGTCGTTTTATCTTTTCGTAAAACTGTTTCAAGACCAGACCATTCTATCTCATCATCAGACACTCCGGCTTTCTTGAGCATCTGCCTAAACTGTTGGCCTGTGCCTTTCTTTTGCTGTAGCTTTTTTGTCTCCTCTAAGGCTTTCGAATAAAATCCTAACTCGCCACTTGAGCCAGTTAGTTCTGGGCCTTGTGGTTTGTTTATCATCTCATCAAGAGCTACAGTACCTTCAGCAACCATCTTAGGAATATCTGTAGATCCGAGCGTAGTACCTCCACGGTTTTTTTCTAGAAACTCTCGAGCAGGCCCTGCAACTGAGCTTACTGCCGATTTGATAGGTTCTTTTAATGTCTTGACTGCCTTGCCAACATAGGGAGCGGCTTCTGCAAAACCCATCCCAGCTTGAAGACCACCTTCCAACTTAGACCCACCTCTAAAGCGTCTGATACCTTCAACGATGTCAACTGGGGACATAACAGCCATAATGTCAAGAAGACCAAACTCTGTATCCATATCTCCTACAAAGAGATCAGCAACGAAACTGCTCTTCTCTGGATCAAGTCCTACGTTGGTCAATCCTTGAAACACTCTGTTTCTGATGTTCTGTCTGCTTATTCGAGGTGGAGCTTCTATACCTTCAGCCTTGCCCAGAAGATCTTTTAACTCAGCTTCATCGCCCTCACCAACCATCTTGATTGCTTGATCCATATCGGTGTAGTCTGGGCCAACCTCACGATCTTCAACTTGAAGCTTTCCTTTTACAATACTCAGCTGATGGTTATCACTCATTCTAAGATTGTTAGAGCGAATAATTTCAGAGACTAAATCAAATTCTTCAGCCATCAGTCACCTCTTAACCTTTCAAGATCAAGTCTGAGTGCATCAATATTTCTTTCAACATTGCCTTTGGTTATTAAACCTGCTCCAAAGTTTGCAAGACTTTCTTTGTTTCTTTTGTTTGTAATCATGTAATCAATAACGAATTGCAAAGCTTCTGAGGGGTCTTGGACGTTTACATCTGGAACATTTGTTACACCAGCACTTCTTAACGCTTCGATTTTCTTTCTTACATTTATCACAATCTTTTTCCTATTGATCTTATCAAGCTTGATATCAAAATCATCTATGTATTTTTTGGCAATCTTTTTGGCTTCAAGGTTAAGATCAATATCTTGATTAAGACGTTTGGCATCACTCGCTTTTTCTAATAGTTCTGCATAGGCTAGTCGGTAGGCTTGGGCCCGGGTCTCAGTTTCCTCAAGAGCTTGTTCTGCAAGTTTTGCTTCTGGACTATATCCTAGCTCACCCACAAGGGTTGCTTGTGCGTTTTTAAACTTCTCATCTGTTATCTCATCAAGTTGCTTATCATAGTTTTCAAGGGTTTGTTGGCTTAACAAGTCTGCAACATTGGCAAGATCTTGATAGTCTGCTTGACCTGCATTGAGCTTTTTAACAAAAGTAATTACATTTGGATGATTAAAGTGACTTACTGCCCGTAGCCCACCTTTAAGGTTTTCTAGTTTCTTTTGCATAGCAGGTACCTTACTTGGGTCTATCTTATTCATTTCCGCAATTTCTTTCTGAGCATTGGCAACATCAGCTAACCCATTGTTATTTATACCATATAAGAATTTATTAAATCGTCTGTTTACTGAATTAACCTTGGTGGGCAGTTCTTTTTCTTTTCTTGTTTCTTCTAAGTTCTCTTCAGTTCTTATATCTCTAATCTCTTTTTTTATGTTAGCAAAAATGCCAGACTTTCTATCAAGATCAAACATGGGTGATTTGAGAAGTTTGTCTAACGTTTCGTTCCCGGTTGTTTTGGGGTTATCAGGATCAAGCAGACTGTTTAAAAATGCCATTGGCTTCGCTTTGTCCATAGCTATAGAAAATACTTTTGCTTGAACAAAAGATGCAAACTTATCATCAATCTGTTTTATATAGCCTTTTTTTTCTGTGTCAGATAGACCAAGACCTGCGGCAGGATTATCTAAAACTGAAGCAAACTCATCTCTAAGTGTTGAGAAAGACTTCTGAGTGAGAGTACCCTCCTTGTAGAACTTGTTGAGAATTCCATCCAAAGTATTAATCTGAAGATTTAACGCAGTAATGTTTGTTGCTGTAAGGTTTTTTGCTACCCCTTTGGCATGAGCTGTTCTGTAGTTATCAAACTCATTCGCTCCTTGCAGAGTAAGCTTGCCCTCTATTTTTTTAGCTAGAACCGGGACAGATGGCTTGAGAGCATCAACATATCCTTTGATCGTTGCATCTATCTGGTTTCTAAGGACAGTTGGATTAGTATCATTTTGGTTTGCATTGAATACAAGATCATTAACAGTACTATTATAGTCGAGAAGTATTTCGTTTTCTAAAACAGTTAGAGCGGATGCCCTTGCCGCTTTTCCAAAAACAGTGTTGCCAAACTCTGGTACATCAAAGATATCTTCGTTTCGTTTGTTTGCATCCTTAAGTTTTTGTAAGGACATATTCTCAATACCAAACTTCTCTCCTTCTATAGTCGCTTGCTCTTCTGCTTTGTCAAAAAAGAACTTAGACATTCTGTCTAAGCTTCGAGATAAAACAGTCCTAGTTCTCTGTGCTTCTGTCGCTTCAGCTCCTTCAGGCAGATTAAGTCTGTTAAGTCCTTGACCTACTGATTGATATGGGCGAAAGGTTGGTGGCATTAATAGATACTCGGTGCTATTGAATTAGGGCTTATACCACTAGCAGTTGCAAAAGCCGTAGCCATTGTAGTTGCTGCACCAATCTGTCCTTGCAATCGTGCTTGGTCACCAGCGGATCTAAAATCATCTGCCCTCATCTGACCTGTTGCTAGTGCCATAGAAGCGTTAAACGCAGTGTCACTAAAATCATCAGATGCAGGGCGTTGAACAAGAAAAACCCCTCTGTCTAAGACAGTTCCTGAGAATGCAAGCCCTTGCCTTGGAGACCCTGCAATAATAGATGCTAGACTTGCATTTGTTCTTTTAAGAACTTCTATTCCTTTTTTCTTTGCATTAACTGCTTCTATTCTTGAATTCAGTTCTTCATTTCTTGCTCTTTGTTCATAGGCTTCTTTTGCTCTTTCTCCAGCCGTCATTTGAGCCATCGCAGCAAATGTTGATGTGGCTAACGCTAGTTGTACAAAGCTCATATTATACTCCTGTTGATAATTTGTACTCTACCGCAAGGACTGTAGCGAATAGAGGTTTAGTCATTGTAAATGTAATCTGGGCCTCGCTAGAATAGCCTAATATTGGGGCAACACGTTTTCGCCCAGTAAAGGATGTTGAACTTGCACCGGCATCTAAAGGTAAAAGAGAGAAGGGTACTTCCACTGAATTTATTGCTAGGTTTTGTGTTCTGTCCATTATTGGTGTGGCTTCAACAATGCGTCTTTTTCTAGAAGCTACAAACCCAGTCGGCAACCTTGGTTCAGCTGGCATTGTCTTCACTTCAACGTCATAGGACAATCCAACCTCAACATAGGATGTTGGCACCTGATCTATAGTAATTGCTCCAGACGAGACTTGTTTATCAACGATAACGAGATCATCACGAATAACATCTACCGCAAAGTTTTCTAGGTGGCTAAGAGAACTACACGTTGTTGTCGTGGGCAAAGGTTGATCCGGAGCCGTTGCCCCAGTAAAATATTGTATTGATGCATCTGTGGTGCGATCATCGTCAAATGTCTCAAGATAGAACTTCTGTATTCCGCTGTCAAAATTAGTAGTTGTAAAGTTTGTTGTATCAGAATTAGTAACTGTTAGGTTGTTGTTACCAACAGCATCCCTCGTTACAGTGATTGTATAAGGGGCGTTAGTATCTCTTGTTGCTGAAAACCCAGGCATTTGATTAATGGCATTGCGTATTTGTTGGGCAGTACTTGATAGTTGAGTTGCTTCACTGTCATTATTACTGGAATTAAGTCGATAAAAATATGTATTGCCTTGAGGTGGGCCGGGTGAATTATGTGCGTTGCCATCAACGCCTTCTAATTGAAGTGTAAATTCTGTGCCAGTAGTGTCAAAAAATTTTATTGTATGACCAGCATTCATAAAGATAATATTGGCATTGAATGGTGAATTATGTGTTGATAGACGCGGATCTATTGTAATTGTGAATTGTGCTTGTGTGGGAAGATTTCTATTTACGATAGTATAGATATCCTCAATATCAACGCTTACATCTTCAAACCTTCCATTGGTTATAAACTCTGATGGAGCGACTACATTCTGTGGTCTTAGTATAGAATACACAGCCATTGAGCCATCTTGCCCATTTGTGATCATAAGAAGATCACCATCATCAGTAGAGGTGGCATGGCGTAAAGCCATTTTAGTAGGGGATTTAAGAAGATGAGAGGATAACAAAGATACGTTTTCTGAATTATAGTTAAGGTCTTGATCGGAAAATATTAATTCTCGTAATGCCTTACCCGACCGCTGAATGTACAGAGTACCAGCTTCCGCTGATACCGGCTTGATCCCTTCTTGCATTCCTCTTTTTGTAGCTGTCTTTATTACAATGTTTGAAGGAGTAATAGGATCAAGAGAAGTTTGCGGAACAAAAAACTCACCTGAAGATGTAAAGATTTGTAAATCTCTGCCAGATCTTATTGCGTTTATTGCGTTTAGACTATCGCTAGATAGGGTCACGAATATAGCATCATCATCTAGACCCTCATCTGATTTAAAATTAAAGAAGTCAGAAACCTTTGATCCAAATAATGTGTTGGGTAGTGACTTACTGCCACCAAAAAACATACGTCCTTCGTGAAATGTACACGTTCTTGGAAAGCCTCTTGTGTTTGAAAACACTGCTTCATAACCGGTTTCTAGTTCCCAATTGCCAGATGTTATAGCAACCGATGCCTCAAAGAAGGGTACTTCTACAATAGTTTTTACTACAGTACCGCTTTCCCTCTCAATAATTCTAGCACGACCAAAACCATTTAGGACATTGATGTATTGATTTACATGACTGTTTGTGAAAACACTTGAGGATGCTGTTACCTTAACTGTCCCATCAACTGCGTCTGGTGTTATATTTGCATTTGGGTTTGATGTTGAAAGAGTAAACGCATGAAACGGAGATGTTAGGGTGATTGTAGTAGCTGTCCAACTTGAGTTATTAGCACCCCTAACAACCTTAACAGGAACAAGGTCTTCTTGTACAAGTATCAAAGTATCAGCTGATTGTGTAAAAAATATCTTTGACAAATCTATATCGCCAAGGTTTATGGCAAGGTAGTCGTTTCCAGAGCCGTTTATATTTGTGATTAGAGTAAGATTAGCATAGACAAACATCCTTGTTTCAGTCGCTGAGTTTTTAACAAATACTAGCATGAAGGATTGCGTATTGCTAAATTCAAAGGGTATGAGCCTCATCCCTATTTGTGCTGTGTAGGAGCTTCCTAGATGGCTTGTAAGGTCTGCTAAGTATCTCAACCCTGCTCTGCGTTCAAAGCCCCCCTGTGGAAGGACTGTGATGTTCTTTGCTCTATCCAAACCGCTAGAATATTGCTGTATATCTAATCGACCCTTAACGAGAGGATCTAACTCACCAACCGTGAAATTAGATTGATAAAGTGTTACTCTGCT